CCATATACAGCAGTAGCATCAGAAGTGCCATCACCTGTTGATCTAAACATTGTATAAACAGCTTGACCATCAACTAAGGTAAATGAATTATTAGCTACTTCCCAATAATGAAGTCCTCTATTACCCCACTCTTGAAACATTATATTAAGCGAACGTCTTGCCATACGTAACTGATTACCAGATACGCCTTGCATTCCTATTCGTTCGTAAGCTTCTTCTATTATCTCATCAATAGCAAAAGTTTTGTCGAACGTAGTAGTTCCTGAAGTGGTATTTGCCATTTAAACTCCTTAGCCAGTATATCCAAGTGTAACAGAACCTGTACCAGATATAGTTGCATGAACTGTAGTCGAGAATCTAATACCATTGCCTGGAACATAAATATCTAAACCTTCTGTTCCAAAGTGTGCAATAAATAAAAGTGCTCCTGAGTTGTCTGCGCTATCTCTCAATTCAAGTTGTCCACTAGCATGTCCCTTGGCTTGAATGTAAGTTATTCTTGCAGGTCCAATAGCAGTAGAACCACCGCCAATAGTTTGAACTTGGCCAGTAGCTGTTATCCTTGTAAATCGTTGATCCGATGATGCCATATTTATCTCCTAATTAATTTTAAGTATGGGGCCGAAGCCCCACACAAATTATTTATTATGCTTCCTTAGCAAATACACCTTGTACATCAACAACTGTCCAATGCGCTGTTGAGTTCAAAGATGCACATACTACAAAGTCACCAACTTTTGATGTTGATTTTGTATTAATAAGATCTTTGTCGTCTGTTAAAGATCCAGCATACAAAATACCATCACTAGCATTAGGACTAATAGTTAATGTATTAGTTCCATCAGTTCCTGTATTTACAAAAGTAAATACTCTTCCGATAGAAATTGCAGGTAAAGTAAATACTACGCCATCAGTTGATGATGTAAAACATTTACCAGAATCTCCATTTGCTACTGTGTAGTTAGCTTGTTTGTTTTCTAGATTGAATCCAGTTAAACCTGCTTCGTTGAATTTACCTTGCAGAACTGGTCCTCTAAATAGTGTTTGTGCCATGTTTATATCCTCCTAGTTTTCCGAACATAGTCTCTAGGCCGTCGACTATACGCGTCTATGTTCTAATTAAATGTATAGTGTATATTTTATAGCTTAGTTTTGTGAGAAGTGCAAGAGAGCCTTAATAGAAAGTGCGATTTCAGCGATGTAGCGTTTTTTATGTTACGTAGCTACAGAAACGTTGGGGGCAGCGTCTTCTATCTTATTAGTCTGATGAGCAACTTGTGCTTCAGCTAATTTGATATGACTGATAACTTGTCTAATCTTGTCATCAATCCTTACCATATCAAGAGTATATCTTTTCTCTTGATTATAGTGCTGCGACCACTTCAGTTCTAGACTCCTTTTTTCCGTGTAAAGGCTCTGAACGTTTGTCATTTATAACCTCCTCATAGGTTAACCACAATTTGGACTTACTTGTAAATCCATCTTTTTCCCATACTATATCTTTTTGTCCTAGTTTGTCAACTAGTGCATCTTCAAAGGCTTTATCCTCATCTTGAGAATCCATCTCAAAACGCGCATGATAGCCGTATGCTCTGATTTGTATTAGGAAAGTTTTCATTGGGTTTTATCTTTCTACCATAAAAAAAGGGCGGCTACAAGAGCCGCCCTTAATTATTCAGTTAATCTAGTGATTACGCACCAGGTGAACCGAAGATACCTCTAGGGTCTGAGAATCCGAAAGAATATCTCTCTCTAGCTTTGTATCTAACGTTACCAGTATCGAAGTCACCTTCCATAGCTGTCTTAATTGGAGATCTAACGAACATTTTTAATCCGTTAGGTACATCTGTCTTGATGAAGAACGCATCAGTGTCAGTTAAGTAGTTGTTCACTACATAACCTTGTGGGATCATTCCCATAGACGCTATTGCGTTTACATCGTTGTCAGCTGTTCCAGTTCTACCTGCAGATTTCATCAATCTTTCAGCAGTAAATTGTAGCTCAGAAGGAATAATCATTTTTACTCCTCTTGCTGCAACTTTAAGACCTCTCTCATCAGTGAATGCCGCGATATCAATTAAAGACTGCTCTAACGATGTTTCGTTAAGATCAGCTGATGTCGCTAACTCATTTGAGAAAGTTCCAGCTATTGTTGGGTGATCAGTAGCACATAACTCTTTAGAGTCACCACCAGCAAAGTTTGCGTTAAATGCATTGTTTAATACATTCGCAGCTTTTACTTGCTTAGTGTTTGCCATCGATCTTGCCAAAGCTTTTGTGTATCTAGAAGCTAGTCTATCGTAAAGATTGTCTTCGATAGCTTCTTCCGTGATAGCAAATGCTAAAGCAATTGTTTCGTGCGAATATCTCGCTGTGAAAGTTTCTTGTGCGTTGTCAAAAGTTACGCCAGATCCTTCTGGTTTTACTTGAGCCTGCGCGAAACCAGATAACATTACTTCTTCTTCAAAAGCTCTGTCACTGTTTTCTGTGTCGAAAATTTCAGCATGCTGATTTTCATATCTTTTATATTCCAGTCCGAATAGTGCATTCAGGCCTGGTTCTAGTTCTTTAACTAGTTGTCCTCTACTTATAGCCATAATTATACTCCTACCGTTCCTTTCAAGAAGTGTTCGTTGATAATAACTACTGCGTTCACATCTGCTGCGCCCGCTTCGTTATTAGCTGGATCTTTTGAGATCCCGATCACTCTTAGTTGAGCTGTTGCAGTTTTAAGATCAGAATGATCTAATTCCACTTTAGACACGTAGTTTGGCGAAGAGCCAGCTGCGTATACTATATCAGCGTTCATACCAACTTCTGCTGCTGTTAAAGCACCATCAGATTGGATTTCAAACCTTTCATAAGGGTCATCACTTACGAAACCAACGATGTCTGTTGCAGCGTTAGAAGCGTCAAGGTGATTAGCATATGTAGGCTTACTTGTATTTGCATCAGTAAAGAAAACACCGTTAAGTGATCCTAATAGAGTATCTGTTGCTGCCGCTACAGTGATTGTACCAGTTGCTGCCATTTCGACAGGGTCGTTTTGGTAAATCGCTGAAGCACTTGCTGCGATATCGTATTCGGATAACCCTTGGTTATCTCTGTTCTGACCAACTTTTCCGATTGCTTTCAGTCCGAAAGCAGCGTCTTTGTTTGCCATATTTATCTCCTTTTGCAAAACTACTATCCGTAGTTTCGCGGGTTAACATTAATGTGTTTCTGATATCACAAAGAAATTATTTCTTCGTACCACCAAAAGTTACACGAGTTTGCCTCTCACTATTGATCGGCATACTTGAATGTTGCTCCTTCATAAGATCGTTGTTTACTGCTTCGTCTCTATCCTTAGTTTGCTGAGCAAAATAAGCTTCTCGAGATTTGGCGATCTCCTCTGGTATCCTAGCCAACACTAGGCCTCCAACTCCTATGACTCCTGCGTATTTTCCGTCTTTCAGTTGTGGATAAGCAGATTCAGGGTATTCATCAGCTCTCACTAACTCCCAACCTGATCTTATTTTTCCTGACATGTTTTTGGTATCGTCGAAACCTAAAACTTCAGTTCTTATCCATCTGTGCCTGAATCCGTCTGGCGCAGGTGGTGCATCTAAGCTAGATGGTGGAGTCCAAGTCTGAGGTCTTGTATCTTTTTCTCTTGACTGGCTCGCACGCGGGGTCTTCATTTTATCATTTTCCATATGCTATACCTCCTTCGTGATTTTTAATTGTTTTGCATAATCTTCTAATGGCACTCCTAATTTTTTAGCGATAGCAACCTGAGAAGGTGTGAGTCTCACGGTTTTGCGACCAGATCTGTTTACACTTCGCTTCGCTGAAGCTACTATTTGTGTCGGTTTGGCCGTATCATTTTGAACCTTACCATCAGTTGTATCAAATTTATGCGGAAATTCAAGTCTTATTCTTTTATCTATTTCCGTATAATATTCGTCCGTCTGAGGGTCAAATCCTTCTTCATCCACTAGTTTTTTGTGTAGATCAAATGCAGTGTATGTCATAGCTGTATCTGTACCAAACCACTTGTTTTTAGATCCCCAATCTTCTGCTTTAGGGTCTGCTTGTTGTGTTTGTTGAGGAGATACTCTAGGTATTTCTCTCTGTTTTGGTTCAGCTTTAGCCATATCTTCATATGCTGCTTTTGCTTCGTTAAGTCTTCCTTCTTCATATCCAAGTCTAGCAATCTCTTTACTAGCTTCAACTTCCGCTGCAAGATCTCCTGCTTCTTTCGCTGCTGCTAGTTTAGCTGCTGATGCTTGTAAGCCAGCTTTGATTCTCTCTTCTCTGTCTTTAACACCTGCTTGCTCAACTGAAGAATATTTCTTTTGAAGTTTTTCTTTTTGTTCTTTTTGGTTTTTAGCAAAAGCTAAAGCTTCATCAGCTTGTCTTTGTGCTTCTCTCCATTTCTTCGTAAGTTTAGATATTCTTCTTTGAACGTCTTTTGAATACGTTTCTAATTCTTCTTTCTTCTCTTCAGGTTTTTTTTCCTGAGTAGCTTCTGGCTTCTCGTCACTCGCTTCTACCTTCTCTTCTTTAGGTTCTTCAGCTTGTGGCGCGGGGCTAGATTCTTCTTTGGTTTCTACTTCAACTTCTGATTTTGGATTCTCAAGAATAACTTCAGTATCCTCTCCAGAGGTATCAATATCAACCATAGGCACGTCATTTTTATTTTCTTCTTGCATAGTTTCCTCCTATGTTAAATGTAATGCAATACAGATTCTGGATCCTTAATTGTACCCAAAACCTCATCGTCGTTAAGAAGACGGACTTCTCCACCTTCTATTGGTAAACGTGATCCTGCATACCTTGCAAAAATCACCCAATCTCCTTGTTTGCACCAAGCGCCTGTTGGAAATTTTTCTTTATCTCCATAAGCCATTGGTCCCATCTTTACAACATAACCACAGTTTGTTGCGATCCGTGCTTTGTCTAAAGATTCTTGTGCAATGATAATACCACCTTTAGTTTTTTCTTTTGGTGTAAAAGGTAAAACTAAAAGCCTCCAACCAGATGGTTGTGGTAATTCATCTTTAATGTCTGATACATTAGTTTCGTCTACTCTTTTTGCTTCTTCTATAGACTCAACTTGTTGTTCTTTATACTTTTCTTCCAAAGCGTTTTTATGCTTTGGGACCTCTTTTGTCGAGGTCGATAACTGTTCCTTGCTCATCTTTTTGCTCCTTATTGTTTAGCAGGTTAGAGATTTCCTGAGAAATATACTGGTAGGCATGTGCCTGTCCTAGCATATACTTGTATTTTTCCATATTGTCAACTCCTCCACTAACCATTGAGTCACCAATGTTTTGGTAGAGATCTTTTAACTGTCTTTGTATTTTAGTTATTAACTCTATATCGTGCATTATTTAACATACCTTTCTATCATTTTTAATTTTTCTTCTGCATCTACCATGACCTGTATTAACTTATCCATTTCATCTAAATGCTGTGGATGTTCACCTATACCTACGGAATCTTTAACATATACGTTTAATATAGCTAATGATTCAGCTATTTGTGCTTCGTATCTTTTTTTAAGTGCGTTTAGTTTTTGATCCACGTAAAGCTCCTTGTAACATTTTCTTTTGTTTAGTGTGAGCTTTTACTGCTTTGCCCAATCCTTTAATCACTTTTTTTATTTTTTTCTTACCATTGTTTTTTAACATTTCCATCTCCTTCTTGCTTGACGGATACGTGAGTTAGGATCGTTTCTTGTTTTTGCTGATGACCTTTTTAATTGTCCTAGTGATCTAGCGCAGTATGATTTTCTGC